CTTGTTTGGACCTTGAGTTGTATTCTTAGTCAACGCTCATAAAGGCTTACATGACTTCAGAACAACAACCCGCTGCGCGACAATGCCGCGACTATCAGGCTCGTACTATGGAAACAGTACATAAGGCCATCAAGTCGTGGGAGCGCATTTTCGAGAAAGACCCTCTTCAGTATGATCTTGCACCAACTAAATGGTGCCAGGATTATGCAAAGAAGATCAAGGGGATAATATCGGATTGCCCTTCCAGTGACCAAGTTGAAGTGATGGCTTGGCAAAGTATAAAGAAACTCCTGCCGGCTTCTTGCCGTTGTCAGGAGCGCAATATGCTTTCAGACCTTCACTCCAAGTTGTCATCCCCGGCACGCGCTCTTCCCAAAGGTTACTTGCAGTTCGCCCGTCGATTAGTTCTTAGAATTTTTCGACGGGGTTGGGACCGCGGCCTTTACGAAGATCACGTACTCACCACCTCTCCTCCTCTATCTTCTACTACCGAACATTCGCGATCTGAGGGCGGATGTCTTGCGTCCGATTTTGATTATTCAGACTTCATTGAGGCTTGCCTTATGGGGCCTGAATTTAGTCTTGATCGGTCTGCCAAGATGATCGTCGTTCAGTCTGCTGGCAAGCCACGAGCTTTAACTAAATTCTCTCCTGATACACTTTGTCTACGGCCTCTTCACAAGGCGGTCTACGACAAAATATCGAGGGAGAAATGGTTGAACCGTGGCGATGTCACGACTGAAGGATTGCGTAATGCAGGTTTTAGAAGAATAGAAGGAGAATTTCTCACGTCGGGCGATTATAAGTCGGCCACCGACAACCTTTCCCTAGAGGTTGCCGAGGTTATACTTCAAAGCCTTCTTTCAACTGCGGTCTCTGTGCCGGAGTCTGTCAAGAAGGCAGCGATCGGTATATTAAGGCCGAATTTGTTTTCGCTCGAACATGGGATTGACTTCACGCCTACCAGAGGCCAGATGATGGGGTCTTATCTGAGCTTTCCGCTTCTATGCTTACAAAATTATATTGCGTTTGCATGGGCGGGCGGCGAGGATAAGCCTTGTCTGATCAATGGCGATGACATTCTGTTCCAATCCTCACCCGAGTTTTCAAGGGAGTGGATGGATACAGTCAAACATCTAGGGCTTGAGGTCGAAGAGACAAAAACGAGTGTGTCCGAATCTTACGGGACTTTGAATTCGACGTTGATAGTGCGCAAGCACGGTCGATATGTCGTTCGCCAGACCCTTAGATTCGGTATGCTTAGAGAGTGTGAGGACGTTACTTCGTTGTCGGAAACTTTCGAAAGTTTTCTCGTTGGAATTCACGGAAATCAACGCTATAGGGCGGGGGTTGAATTTTTTAAATGGCACTTAGGGACATTAAAGAATCAACGCCTAACTACCCTGGAGCTAGGTTTTCGAGGCGATTTAGCGTGGAGAATTACTAGAAAGTTTTCACTCTTAATGAGTCCATTGACTTACGACGTGCCTTTTCTTGGTCCCGACCACAATGTGGTAGTGCCGAAGGATCGTTGTGTGTTTGTCAAGCCAAGTTCATTAACGAAAGAAGACAGGAAGAAGAGCGCCCGGGAGATGGCCGCATGGAAATTTTCATGTGAATTTAAATCGTTAGCGAGAAGATCTCGTTTGGATTTCTTTTTAAAACTATCCGAGATTCGTCCTAGTGCTCCGAATTTCTTACCTTTCCTTTCAGGGTTTGGTGAGGGTTCGAAGTTATCTAGGCCGACTTGGGCAGAGACAAGAAGATGGTACGTTGCTCCGAAGGCCGTCAGGGAACTTACGTTCCCGTTAATGATTGAGCCCGAGGAGCAATTACCTCCTTACGAAGATTTTGACGCTGGCGAATGTCTGATAGAAGTTGGAAAATTTCTTCCGAAAGAATGATGCGAGGGTCTAACGCCGTAAGACGCCACACTGTTTAGCGGTCCCGCCCTACGGGCTGCTTCTTTGCCGAATCATATTGAGCGATTGGTATGATGAATCGGCGTCTTGTCTGTAGAGGTACAGATAAGGCGTTGCTTAGAAGCGTGCACGGGTTGGATGTCAGCGGTCTCAGATGATAAACGTGGTTTAGCTTGGCCGGTCACCTGCAATAAGACCGAGGTGCGCTCCCGAAAGGGATGCCAAATGCTCGGAATCTCGCGGACTGGGAAAGAAGGACGTAGGCGTGTTGTAGG